GGCTACAAAATTATTTAGAAAAAATTGCAAGATTGAGAAATAAGGAAAATTTAACACAACCTGCTACTATGGATAATTTAACCCAACAGGATTTTGATATTGCAAATCAAAGATTTGCCCAAGGCGGAATAGCGAGTTTAAAAAGAAAATGAAAAACCCAACATTAGTTAAAAACATGAAGCACGTTAAATGGAAGGAAATACCACCCTTAAAAGGACCTAATCCACAAGGCTTGATTAAACCTAAAAAACAAGATAAGAATAAGCAGGAGAATTTAAATGGCAGAAATCGATAAAGGTCTCCCAAATGTTAAACGACCAGAAGATGAACTTGTAAAAGAAGAAGTTCTTGAGGAAGTTGATATTGCGGACCAACTAGGGAAAAAACCAATTGAAATCACTGAAGAAGATGACGGTGGTGCTACAATTGATTTTGATCCTAATCAAGTAGACATACCAGATGGTGGCGATCACTTCGCTAACTTAGCAGAATTATTACCCGATGATATTTTAGATCCAATGGCTAGTCAGCTTTCTGGTGATTATAGAGAATATAAAGCATCGAGAGCAGATTGGGAAAGAGCTTACACTGTAGGTTTAGATCTTTTAGGATTTAAATATGAAAACAGAACAGAACCTTTCCAAGGAGCGTCAGGTGCAACTCACCCAGTTTTAGCTGAAGCTGTTACACAGTTTCAAGCATTAGCATATAAAGAATTATTACCAGCAGATGGACCTGTTAGAACTCAAGTTATGGGAATGAGTAATCCACAAAAAGAACAACAGTCTCAAAGAGTAAAAGATTTTATGAACTATCAGTTAATGGATCAAATGAAAGAATATGAACCAGAGTTTGATCAAATGTTATTCTATTTACCATTAGCAGGTTCAACATTTAAAAAAGTTTACTATGATGATTTATTAGGTAGAGCTGTTTCTAAATTTGTACCAGCAGATGATTTAATTGTACCCTACACTGCAACTTCGTTAGAAGATGCAACTTCAGTTTGTCATTTAATTAAAATTTCTGAAAACGAATTACGTAAACAGCAGGTTGCAGGTTTTTATAGAGATATAGAATTATCTAAACCTCAAGATATTAATGCTGATGAAATAGCTAAAAAAGAATTAGAAATAGAAGGTTTAAATAAATCTCAAAGAGTAGAACCTTTATATAAATTACTAGAATTCCACGTGAACCTTGACATAGAAGGTTTCGAAGATGTTGGCGCCGATGGTGAACCAACAGGAATAAAATTGCCTTACATTGTTACAATCGATGAAGGTAGTCGGAAAGTTCTTTCTATTAGAAAGAATTTCGCGCCCAATGATCCAACGAAAACTAAGATCCAATATTTCGTCCATTTCAAATTTCTGCCAGGACTTGGATTTTACGGACTTGGACTCATTCATATGATTGGCGGATTGAGTCGTACGGCAACGGCGGCTCTCCGTCAATTATTAGACGCGGGAACATTATCAAATCTTCCGGCAGGATTTAAACAAAGAGGTGTCAGAGTAAAAGATGATGCCGCAAACATACAACCAGGTGAATTTAAAGATGTAGATACACCAGGAGGAAACTTAAAAGATGCTTTTGTATTCTTACCTTACAAAGAACCTTCTGCTACATTATTGCAATTGATGGGAATTGTCGTCGAAGCAGGACAAAGATTCGCGTCCATTGCTGACATGCAGGTCGGGGACGGGAACCAAAATGCAGCAGTTGGTACGACCGTAGCTCTTTTAGAACGTGGTTCAAGGGTAATGTCAGCAATCCATAAAAGGCTGTATGTTTCATTAAAACAAGAATTTAAATTACTGGCAACATTGTTTGCCACGTACTTACCGCCAGAATATCCTTATGATGTAGTTGGTGGACAAAGAAATATTAAAGTAACAGATTTTGATGACAGAGTAGATATTCTACCTGTTGCTGATCCAAATATATTTTCAATGACGCAAAGAATAACTTTAGCTCAAACAGAATTGCAATTAGCAATGTCTAATCCACAAATGCACAACATGTATATGTGTTATAGAAAAATGTACGAAGCTTTAGGTATAAAAGATATTGATAGAATATTACCACCCCCTCCACCCAATCAGCCTAAAGATCCAGCGCTTGAACATATCGATGCAATGGGGATGAAACCTTTCCAAGCGTTTCCAGGTCAAGATCATAGAGCGCACGTTACAGCTCACTTAAATTTTATGGCTAGTAACTTTGTTAGAAATAATCCGAGCATTACTGCAGCATTAGAAAAAAATATTATGGAGCACATATCATTGATGGCACAAGAACAAGTCCAATTAGAATTTGCTCAAGAGATGCAAATGTTACCACAAATGCAACAAGCAGCAGTTCAAAATCCACAAATGCAACAACAGTTTCAACAAATATCTCAAAAGATAGAAGCCAGAAAAGCTGTATTGATTGCAGATATGACTGAAGAATTCTTAGGTGAAGAAAAAGCTATTACAAGTAAATTTGATCATGATCCATTATTAAAACTTAAAGAGAGAGAAGTTGATCTTAAAGCAATGGACGCTGAAAGAAAACAACAAGAGTTAGATCAAAGAGTTAATTTAGATAAAGCTAAGATGGTTCAAAATAGAGAAATTACAGACGATAAATTGGAACAGAACGAAGAATTAGCTAATTTAAGAGCAGATACAGCAATAGAGAAATCATTGATATCTGCTGATGTTAAACTAACTTCAGACAAAATGAAGGCTAGGGATGTTAGAACCTTGAAAGGTCCTAAATCTTAGTATATATAAACCATTAGGAGAAAATTATGGCTAAACAAAAACAAGCACCATTAGGTAAATCAGTAAAGATTTCAATTCCTTCTCAAAACCTAGAAATAGACCCAAGAGGTAAATCTAGTTTTAGAGGTAAAGGAGTTTATATTGCAACTGGAGATAAAGTTACCGTAAAAGGAACAGGCAAAGCTAGAAAACAAACAGCTAAGTGGTTCTAGTATGTGGTTCAGTGCAATTAAACTTGCTTTAAACGCAGGTACGCATATTTATAAGAAGCGTAAAGAGACTCAAATGGCTATGGCTGATGCGCAACACATGCACGCAGCTAAGATGGCCCGAGGTGAGGAAGCTTACCAGGGAAAACTCTTAGAATCTCGAGACAAAGATTTTAAGGACGAGGTCGTTCTTGCGATTCTCACACTCCCAATTTTGGTGCTCGCATATGGGGTCTGGTCGGACGATCCGGCAGCTATGGAGAAGATAAAAGTCTTCTTTGAGCATTTCCAGGCGCTCCCATCATGGTTCACTAATTTATGGATACTTGTATGTGCGTCAATATTTGGTATAAAGGGTACACAAATTTTCAGAAATGGAAAAAAATAAGAAGGAGCAAATATGAGACAGAACGGTATTAGATCAAATGTCAGATTTCCTTACGCAAGTAAAGGAATGAAAAAAGGTGGCAAGGTTAAAAAACAAGGCTACAAAGATAGAGAAGATGAATCTCTAGGCATGAGAACTGGAAAAGAATCTGGTAAGAAACAATCTATGAAAGATCGTAGAGATGAGTCTTACGGAGCTTGGGGAAAAAGACCCAACCAAAAAATTAATAAGTAGGACTTATGAGTATATTTGGATTAGCAAAAAAAGGCTTTGGTAGAGCTGTTAAAGCTTATAAACAGAAAAAAATTGCATCAGGTAAATCTACACGTTCTGAACGTATTAAGTATGGTGGAAGAAGTCCTGACATTAAATCTGTTAAACCTACTAAACTTTCTAAAGAAAGAAGTATAACAAAGGGCAAAGATCATTTTTATTTAAAAAATATTCATGAAATGAACAAGCATAAAGCAGCTGTTCACGCAGGTGAAAAAGCTAAGAAAAAAATTCAACGTATGAAAGATACTAAAAGAGCTTATTCAATTGGAAAGTATGATGCTCCAGCTGATCCTTCTAATCCACCTAAAAAAGGATATGATAAACCTAAGAAAAAAAGTTGGAAAGATCATGTAGATACAAGTCATCCATCTTATAAAAAAAACTATGAGAACTTTTAGATCACCAAACTCTGGACAAACAGCCTTAACTTTGCAACATGCAACAAGTCCAAGATCAGGTTATAAACCTGCTTTAGGTGCTAATAAAGATGGTTATCCTATGGGTGGAATTCCACTTAGAACAGGATTTAAACGTGGTGGTAGTGCTCAACAAAAATTAATTAAAGGTAAACAAGAAAGAGCAGCAAAAGAAAACGATAGACATCGAAGAATGCAAGAGTTTTGGCAAAGACAAGGAATGTCTAGAAAAGAAGCAGCGGAACACATGATGCGTAAAAAGAGTGGCCCTTCAAGACCTAATTATAAAAAAGGTGGTTGGATACAAGACGTAAATAAATCAATCAAAAAACGTGGAACTAAAGGAAAATGCACACCTATTACAAAAAAAGGTTGCACTGGACGAGCAAAAGCGTTAGCAAAGACATTCAAGAAAATGGCTAAGAAAAGAAAAGGAAAATAAGATGGCTAAAAGAAGATTTAGAACTGACATTAGAAACACTAGAAGAGAAAACAGATTAGAAGAACTTGGAAGAGTAGATGCTGAAAAAGCTGACACTAAAACAGGTAAAAGAAATTTAAGAGAAGAAAAAGATAGAATTAGAGATGAATTAAATATAGGCGGGAGACCTTCACTACAAGGAAAACTTACACCTCCTGGAAAAAGAAGAAAAGCTGGCCCTTCAGCACCAAGCCCAAGAAAACCTAAAAAAATTACAGGCGACCATCCCTTCATTAAAGCTATGGCTGGCGGAGTAAAAGGTAAACCTCATTCTTCAAAAGAAGGAAGAATGTCTGCGGCTGTAAGAAAATTTGATAGATTAAATAAAAAAGCAAAAGAAGGATTAGGAAAAAAAGTTTCACCTACACAACCAGATCTTAGCCAAATTAAAAAACACATGAAAAAATATAAGACTCCACTTAGAAAAGGTGGAAGCGCAAAAGGTCCTAACAGACCAAGACCTACTGGACCACATATGTGGGTTAGAGGTGATAAGAGAAAAAAATATGCTAGCGGTGGCGTAGTCATGGCTGGTAAAAAAGTAGGCTGTCAAATCAAATAATGATCACACATTTTATAAACTGGATAAAAGGTTTATTCAGTAAAAAAGAAGAACCAGTAGTTTTAGAAGAAGTTGTTGAAGAAAAAAAAGAAGTAGTTCAACACTGTGGAACTCATATAAGATTTAGAAAGAATTGTCTTGATTGCTTAAGAGCAGTCGGGGCGATGTAATATGGCTGATTTAGAAAACGTAATTTATAAATTAAGAAGAGCATTAGATGCTCGTATTAATCAATTATCAATCTCTGTAACGTCCGGAGGGGTTGACAATATGGAAACATATAAGTATATTATCGGACAAATAAACGCCCTAGAGGCAACTAAACAGGAAATCTCTAACCTGCTAGATAGTAAGGAGCAAAATGAAACTAAAGGAACAGTCATTAACATCAACGGTTCAAAACCCAAAGATAATCACCCCAAATAAAGAGTTACTCGGAGTAAAAAAATCCGAACCAAAAAAAGAAGTTACTAGAGAAGCTACAAAACTACCTCAACCCACTGGTTGGCGTATGTTAGTTTTGCCATTTAGGATGAAAGAAAAAACTGATGGTGGGATTTTAATGGGACAAGAAACAATTGACAGGCAACAGGTTGCATCGCAATGTGGAAACATTTTAGCAATGGGATCTGATTGTTACAAAGATAAAGAGAGATTTAAAGATGGTCCATGGTGCAAGGTCGGAGACTGGGTAGTCTTCGCACGTTATGCAGGATCAAGAATAGAAATTGAGGGTGGGGAAGTTCGTCTTCTTAACGATGACGAAATATTAGCAACAGTACAGGATCCAACAGATATCCTGCACAAATATTAACATAGGAAGGAAACTATGCCAGAGGAAGATAAAAAAACAGTTGATATAGATACTTCAGGACCTGAAGTAGATGTAACTGTTGAAGAAACAAAAGACGAAGCTGTTGTTGAAACAGAAGCGCCTAAAGAGGAAACAAGTGCACCGGAACAAGAACAAGAAACAGTAAAAGAAATAAAAAAGGAACAAAAAGAAGATGACTCTAAGTTAGAGGATTATAGTAAAGGGGTTCAATCTCGTATTGCTAAACTTACTCGTAAGATGAGAGAAGCAGAACGAAGAGAATCTGCAGCTATTGAATATGCTCAAGCTATAGAGAATAAAAGAAGAATTGATCAGGAAAGATTTCAAAAAATTGATTCTGATTATACTAAAAAATTTGAGGAAAGTGTTAAAAGTGGAATGGATTCTGCGCAGAATGAATTAGCGCGCGCTATTGAAGCTGGAGATGCAACCGCTCAAGTTGCAGCAAATAAACGTATCGCAGAACTTGCGTTTGATAATGCTAAATTACAACAACGAAGATCTGTACAGGCTGAGAAACCTGTTCAACTTTCCGACGGTGGAAATTTACCAAGACACACTCCACAATCATTACCTGAAGCTGATCCTGAAGCTGAAGAATGGGCGTCTAGAAACAAATGGTTCGGTACTAATCGAGCTATGACGTTTACAGCGTTCGAGATTCACAAGGATTTAGTAGATAAAGAAGGTTATGATCCAAAATCAGATGAGTATTATGAAGAAATAGACAAACGAATAAGAGTTGACTTTCCTAATAAATTTGATACTAGTGAGAGTAGACAAACGACTAGACCCGTTCAGTCGGTGGCTTCTGCGAATAGAAGTGCAAAAACTGGTCGCAAACAAATGAGACTCACATCGTCTCAAGTAGCAATAGCTAAAAAATTAGGTGTGCCACTCGAAGAATATGCAAAACAATTAAAACTCACGAAGGAGGCGTAAGCATATGAAAAAAGAAGACAATAAACTTTCTCGTGCGGCTGGGACTCGGACAAAAACTGAACGTCCAAAAGAGTACAAGCCACCATCCTCTCTGGATGCACCACCAGCGCCTGACGGCTTTAGGCACAGATGGATCAGAGCTGAATCTGTAGGATTCACAGATAGTAAAAATATCTATGGAAGACTCAGAGAAGGGTATGAATTAGTGAGAGCTGATGAATACAAAAGTACTGATTATCCTGTAGTTGCCGACGGCAAATACGCTGGAGTGATTGGAGTAGGAGGCCTATTGTTGGCTAGGATACCTGAAGAACTCGCGAAGCAACGTGTTGAATATCAGAAGAAACTTACTGAAGGACAAGACGAAGCAGTTGAAACCGACTTACTAAGGGAACAACATAAGAGTATGCCGATCGATGTCGATCGACAGTCTCGTGTAACCTTCGGTGGTACAAAGAAAAGTTAATTTTTTAACTATTCTCGGGATAACAACCAATTCCCTACTATCGATTTAAATAAACCCGTCTATAATTTTATAGACAAAAGGAGTAATAACTATGGCAAATAGTAACACAGCAGGATTTGGTTTGATCCCAGTAGGTACGATCGGTTCAACACCGTCTACTCAGGGACAAGGCAAATACTATATAGATGCTGCGTACAATGCTGATCTATTCCAAGGTTCTGTAGTACAGAGCAAAGTGGGATACATCAAAACTGCGCAAGCAGCTATTACCAACCTAAGTATAGGTGTGTTAAACGGTATCTTCTACAATGCGGCGACAACTTTGAAGCCGACGTGGGCGAACTGGTACAACCAACCTATTACTCCAGCGAACAGTGAAGACTTGACAGCGTTCGTTCTAGATAATCCGTTCCAACTTTTTGTTTGTGCAACGGATGGTGCAGTAGCACAAGCGGGATATGGTAAAACATATGGCGTAACTGTGACAGCTGCAGGATCAGAAATTTCTGGTCAATCTAGTTCAACGTTAACAACCGGCACTGTAGACGTGGCAGCAAACCAATGGCGTTTAGTAAGAACGGCTGAGGATCCTGAGAACAACGATTTAACTGAAGCATATACTTCAGTTGTAGTTGCTCACAACCTTAACCAATACTTACAGAACACTGGTACTGCTGGTATCACGTGGCAATAATAGGAGCATATAGACATGGCAATATCAAGAGCACAGCTAGTTAAAGAACTAGAACCAGGCCTAAATGCACTATTTGGGCTGGAGTACAAACGGTATGACAATGAGTCTGCCGAAATATACGTTACTGAATCAAGTGACAGAGCTTTCGAAGAGGAAGTTATGTTATCAGGATTCGCTAACGCTGATGTAAAAGCAGAAGGTCAAGGCGTTTCTTACGATCAAGCGCAAGAGACTTACACTGCACGTTACACTATGGAAACGATCGCGCTTGCTTTCGCTATCACAGAAGAAGCTATCGAAGATAACCTCTACGATAGATTAGCTTCTAGATACACAAAAGCACTAGC